AATACACTCTCAACCACGGCGGAACTGATGGCACAGGCCTCTACGCACCTTGGGGAGCCTACGTCGCAACAACCAGCGCTGCGGGTGTGCCGAGTGGTGTCGTTTTCGCAGGTGCGGCGACATACGTTCAAGTACCTCAGCGGTTCAGTTATCAGGCGGAGTCGAACACTTTCACAGGAGACATTTTCTTCGGAGGCGTGGCAACAACCACGACCGGAACGGCAGCGGAGGAGGAAGACTCTCGAAGCGTACGCAGGCGCTTCGCAGCACGTGCCGTTGTTAGTTCGCCTGGGACGATTCGGACTCTGTCGGTCCCGAAAGTCCTTGTCACCACCTCAGCTCACGCTCCCGTCACGGGACTTGTCCTTGCTCTGTCCCACGGAACGGTAAGAGCGTCGGCATCGTCCCTCTCCGCTCAGGACTTCCTCGCTCCGCTTGTTAGTGCTGTTGGCACAATCGGTGTCGTGGCTGCTGCGGTCGCATCCGTCACAGGACTCGCGGTGTCCGTTACGCTTGCTCATGCTGTGGGACAAGCTGAGTCAGTTGTTACTCTCACGTCTGTAAGCACCACGTCTGTAAGCACCACACTGTTCCTTGGTCGCGTTTCAGTTCTCATCGGCCCTGACCTCATTGCAGAGGAAGACGACGACCTGCTCTTCCTTTTAGAGGTGGCGTGACAACGTCTGAGCGTTGATTTCAACTCTGTCCCGTGGAATAATAATAGAACAATCGATTCAACCTGAAAGGTGGACCGTGCCTCAACTTCCTGCAGTCGTAGATGCTCTCGACAAGGTACCAGAACCCGCACGTCAGTTCTACTCCGAGGCCAGTGGCAAGTTCGTCCTGAACCTCGAAGGCGCTGTTCCCGGCTTTGCTCCTGCTGCTGACCTCGCAACGGCGAACGGTCGAGTGGTCGAGTTCCGAGACAAGAACGTCGCACTGCTCAAAGAAGTCGAGGACCTGCGTCCGCTCAAGGCGAAGTTCGAGGGCCTCGATCCGGAAGCGGCTCGAACCGCCATCGCCGAAGTCGCTGCACTCAAGGCGCGAGGTGTGGGGAAGCCGGATGACATCAGCGTTTTGATTCAGTCAGCCGTCGCCGCTGCCGTGAAGCCCATGCAGGAACAGATGTCCGCAGGAGTTGCGGCGACCGCGGCTGCGAACAAGCGAGCTGACGAAAGCGTCCTCCGCTCATTCATCGGTGAGAAGTTCGTCAAGGCGGGTGGCGAAGTAAAAGCCACCGACTTCATCCTCGGACAGGCTCGTGATGTTTTCGTCGTTGAAGACGGAGTCGTGAAAGCTCTCCCAAACAAGTACAGCACTGCGAAGCCGGGCGATCCTCTCGACGTCGATGAGTGGTTGGTTTCGGCAGCGAAGGACTTCGACTTCGCGTTCAAGCCCAGTGGTGGAAGCGGTGCGCGACCGTCATCGACGTCATCCTCGTTCGGTCGTCCCGGACAAACCATTCTGAAAGACCCTACGCCCGCTCAGCTCGGTGAGTTCTCGAAGGAGATTCTCGCCGGGAAGGTGCGAGTCGAATACAGCGTTCAGTAAGCAGCACAACAACGTAGCCTCTGTGAAGCTACGTTGTCCCTCGGTGAGGGAGTGCTAGAGACCTCAAGTCGTCGTCGACACTTAGTAGAGAATCGGTATTCGGTGAATATCGTTTCTGGCCTGCCTCGGTGAGGACGGTGCCCGGCTCCGGTGGAGTTGCTTGAAAACCGGATTCGTTTTCAAGGAGACTTCCAATATGGCAGGAGCAGTCGTCACAACGAACATCCTGGGAACCGTCGTCGCAATGGGTCTCGCGACCCTTCGCGAGTCGCTGGTTCTCACCAAAATCGCCAATCGCGAGTACGAACAGTTCATCACCGGCCTGAAGCGGTTCGCGACCGTGAACGTCGCCGTCCCTGCGTCGGTTGCCGCACGCACGGTCGCGCCCGACGTCGTTCCTCCGGCAGTGACTGCAGTCACTCCCACCTCGATCGCCATCACACTCGACCAGTGGAAGGAAGCGCCGTTCGCCATGGACGACAAGGGTCTGTCTCAGGTCGAGCGCGGCATCCTCCCGATGCAGGCGAACGAGGCCATCAAGGGCCTGGCGAACACCATCGAAGACTTTCTGTGGGCGCTCTACACGAAGTCGTACGGCTTTGCTGGAGTTGCCGGCACGACTCCGTTTGCTACGGACCTCACGGCGTATCTCGACGGCCGCAAGGTGGCGAACAAGCAGCTGATGGACATGGACCCCAGGTTCATGATCGTCGACACCGATGCGGAAGCAACCTCTCTCGGCCTGCGTGCGTTCCAGGATGCGTCGTTCCGTGGTGACACGGAAGGCATCATCAACGGCCAGATCGGTCGGAAGCTCGGCGCGCTCTGGGCGATGTCGCAGCGTGTTCCGACTCACACGACCGGCACGTATGCGTACCCCGGCACGGCGTACGAAATCAACAACGGCGGCGGCTACGCCATCGGCATCAAGACGGTCACGGTTGATGGTGGTGCTCTCGGCACTCTCGTCGCGGGCGACATCATCCAGTTCCTCGGACCGACGGGTACTTCGGGTCACTCGCAGACCTACACGGTCGTCAGCACCGTCGGCGGTTCGACGATCACCTCCATCACCTTCGAGCCCGGTCTCGTCGTCGCCGTCGCGGACAACGATGACATTGGCAAGAAGGGTTCGCACGTTCTCAACTCGCTCATCCACAGGGACGCGATCGGATTCGCCATGGCGCCCTTGCTCGACACTGTCATGGTGGCGGGCGCGACCAACCAGGCAGTGGCGGTTGACGAGGTCTCCGGACTCTCACTCCGCCTCGAGGTCTCGCGTCAGCATCGTCAGGTTCAGTGGTCGTTCGATGCGCTGTACGGAGCGAGCGTCATCCGCGCCAACGCATGGATTCGCGTCGCTGGATAGTTCGATTCGATTCGACGGCTGGAGGGGTGGTTGCTTAATCCTAGGCAACCACCCCAACATTCCTTTTCTGAGGAGACCGTTCAATGTCAGACCTGCGTCACTATCCAGAAGGCCGCGGCGCGAACGCCGTGCGCTACATCTCGCCAGCCTTCCCGCGGAGCACCGACTCGGGTGCTCCTGTTGAGGTCGCGTTCGGTGTCGTCAAAACCTTCCGTCAGCGTGTAGCGGCGGCGTCACTGACCACTGCCGGAGTCGCGTTCACTCCCTGCCCGCCGCTCGCTGGTGTGCGGTGGAGGATGTGCGACCTCATCATGATCGCCATCGGCGGCAACGCAACAACGTCCACTTCCATCAACGTCTCCGGTATTGTGTCTGGAGCTACCGTCGAGCTGGCAGTGGTTGCAGTGGCTCGTCTCACCCGCAGTCTGATCAACCGGATGGGCACACCGTTCGCGACGGCTGGTGCAGAGTCCATCACGGCCCTCGCAGACGGCGCGTCATTCACGCAGATGGATGCGAACACGGGTTTCACGCTCAAAGCGGTTGGCGCCACGCTGACTGTCTCGACCTTCATCGACTTCATCATGGACTACGTGGCGGACCCGGCATAAGACCATGCCTGTCTCCACTCTAGTCACTACTGCGGGTTCGGCCACTGCGAATGCGTACGTTAGCGTCGCAGTGGCCGATCAATACCACCTTGATCGTCCCGCTGTTGGGACGACTTGGGCTGACGCCACCACTGACCAGAAGTCAGCGGCCATCCTGTGGGCCACGAAGCTCATGGATGACTTGTGGGACTGGACAGGCTACGCTACAGACGCAGTCCAAGCACTCCTGTGGCCGCGCGGAGCGATGCTCAAAAGAAATGGGTGGGAGTACGTTCCCATCACCGAGGTCCCACCCGAGATTCAGAACGCTACTGCTGAGTGGGCCCGTTCACTTCTCGTTGCGGATCGCACTGGCGATTCTGACGTCGAAACTCTTGGCCTCACAAGCGTGACAGCAGGACCGGTCTCGCTCACATTCAAGGAAGACGTCTACGCTAAGCCCGTGCCTGACATCGTGGTGGGATTGATTCCACCTGGATGGGGATACGTACGCAATCGAACATCGGCAACCGTCGATCTTTTGAGGGCATAATGGCACGATTTGAACTTGCGGTAAGGAGCTCAAACGTCACGACTAACCAAGCTGTCCTTGAGGTCATCGCGGGCATTAAGGGCTGCCGAGTTCGGTCGTTCAACATCACGCTCGCTACAGGTGTGACTGGTGTCTTCGGCGTTGGTCGTCCTGCTGCTGCCGGCATTACACCAACAACGCCTGTTCCGTTTCTGTCGAATGACGGAGGCATGACACTGCTGGCAGACTCCGCGCTTTCGCGAGTAGCTCTGGCCTGGGGCACGTCGCCGACAGCGCCAGCGCAGTACTTCCATCGGCTCACAGTTCCG